AATGAAAAAGAAGATATTGAATTAAAAAAAAAAATAATTGAAGAAAATTATAATGAAATGGATTATTATGATAAAACTGGTGATTTAATTATTCAATATTATGAATTGAGAGACGAATCAAATGATGTAAAAGAAACCAAAAATATATTAGAATTTTTAGGTAAAAAAAAGAAGAAATCAAATACTGAAATAAATAAAGCCGAATTATTTGAAAAATATTATAAAAGAATAGAAGGAATAAGAATTAATATGGATGATGGATCACAAAGAATTAAATATTGTAATGAATGTCATATAGAAAAGATATTAGATTATAATGTATCATCATATATTTGTCAATGTTGTGGAGATATTGAAGAAATAATATTAGATGAAGATATTCAAATAAAAGATTATTCGCCATATAGAAGAATTAATCATTTTAGAGAATGGTTAAATCAATTTCAAGCCAAACAATCACCAGAAATACCAGAATATATATATCAAGACATTATAACTGAATTAAATAAAAATAGAATAACTGATTTATCACAATTAAATAAGAAAAATATGAAAGCAATTTTAAGAAAGTTATCATATAATCCATATTATGAACATATTCATTATATAATAAATAAATTAAGCAATCTACCACCACCTAAAATAACAAGAGATATGGAAAAGATATTTATAAAAATGTTTATCTTAATAGAAACACCATGGGAAATATATAAAAAACCAAATCGTAAAAATTTTTTATCATATTCATATGTATTATATAAATTTTGTGAATTATTAGAATTAGATCATTTATTAGAATGTTTTACATTACATAAAGATCCAAATAAATTAATGGAAAATGATGAAATTTGGGAAAAGATATGTAAATATTTAAAATGGGAATTTATTTCATCATTTAAATAAAATATTCTAAATAAAATATAATGGAGGATGTTCTATATAATATATCAATAATAATAATATTTTTTGGTATAATATTATTAAGTTATTATTTAGGTCAATCGGATAATTTATTTAATTATTCAACAAATAAATGTACTTTATCTAATAATTATGGATCATATAATGATTCACCATATATTTTAAATGGAACAGATGATTCTAATAATATTCCAAATATAGATCAAGTATATAAAATGCGTCCGTCTAAAATATTTAATACCATGTTTTTACAACCAGATATTTGGCAAGGTTATCAATCGATTCCAGTAATTAAAAATCCTCAATAAAATATTATAAAGAAATATTATTATATTAATTAAATGTCAGAAGACTATTTAACCGAAGATAATATTAATCCATCTGGTCAAAATTTTATTTGTATTTCATTCTTTAGTAAAAACTATGTAAAACAAATAGTTGAAAATAATAATGAAATGAGACCAGAAGATCAAAAAATAGATTATTCTACTGAAGATAATATTTTAGCATTAAAATTTCGTGGTGCTTTTGATACATATGATGAAGCATGCAAACATGCTCATAATTTAAGAACGGTTGATCCATATCATAATGTTTATGTAATGGAAAGTGGTAAATGGAGTCCTTTCGTTATTGAAGATTCAGATAAATTTGTTAAACAAACTGAACATGCTAATGAACAATTAAATGAAATGATGAAGAAATATGTTGAAAATCAAGAAAAAGCTAAATTATATCATGAGTATAGAAAAAATCAAATGATTAATCAAAGTATTAATGATAATTTATCAAATAGAAGATCAGTATTAAAAGAAATGGAAGAAGAGTTAGTTAATGCAAATACAACAGAAGATGTTGTTAAAATTAATTCTCAAATGGAAAATCTTGATGAACAAATTAATAAATTATTAGAACAACAAAAAGACTTGGAAGAACAATTAAAGAATTTAGAGTTAGATTTAGATATTAAGAAGTAATTAAATTACTTGTGGGGATAAATATAAAATTAAATAAATTATAAAATGAATTATTTAATTTTATCAACAACAATGTTATTTAATTTTATCAACAACAATGTTATTTAATTTTATCAACAACAATGTTATTTAATTTTATCAACAACAATATTAATATTATTTCTTTTAGAAAAAACAATAGGATCAAAAGTATTGATTTTTTTATCCCAATCATCATTATAAACTTTTTTATGAAATTTATTAAATTGGGAAGAACCAATTTTAAATTCTGGTGTTTCTTTAGCTTTATACCAAAAAACTTTATCTGTAATATTTTTACTATGAATACGATTATTAATAACCATACATCCAAAATTTTCAGTTAATTCAGTAAATACTTGTTGAAATATATCAAATGTTGGAAACATACCAGCGTAATGTTCATATAATCTTTTACGATTAGAAGTAATATCTTCCGCTAATAAAAAAATATAATCAAAATTAGAACGTAATTCTGGTGGAATACCTAATGAAAATTGCATTGTCAAAATAAATGAAATATGATGATGCCTTCCATTAAAAAATAATTCTAAAATATTAGGATCTTTTAACCATGTACCTTTAGAACTCATACAATCATCCATAATAATCATAACACTATCATCTTTTTGTTTTTTTCCCATTTCTTTTCTTTTAGCATTTTCTTGATTCATAATACTTTGTCTTTCATAAACTCTTGATAATATATTAGAATCATATTCTGAATAAATAAAAGAATCTGGTATAAAATCACTATAAAATTTATTTAATTTTTCAGTTCTACTAATAGCAATTGATGCAGGTATATTTCTTTTATTGTACATTATTTCTCTAGTCAAAAATGATTTCCCTGAATATCTTTTAGCAATTAAACATATTGTACAATGTTCAGCCATTTCTGCTAAATTAAATCTTTTTATTTGTAAATGTGTTGCACCAAATTTTATATTTTTAGTACTCATTTTATATTAAATTAGATTTTTATAATCTAATTTATTATAAAAACGCTTCCATTCGGGTTCGAACCGAAGACCTCAAGATTAACAGTCTTGCGCTCTACCTACTGAGCTATGGAAGCACGAGGATTTTTATCCTAAATATATATATAATTAATCTTTAAATGAATATATTATAAAAAAATAATAATTATATTTTTAAAACGGTGTAGATATTTTTAGAACGGTGCAGATATTTTTAGAACGGTGTAGATATTTTTAGAACGGTGCAGGACCTACAAATACATCGTCAAATGGTTTGCTAGCAGACATTTTATTAGGAGATAGTAAATTATTATTTAATAATGCTTCTGAAATTAAATCATTTTCAATAGGTTGAATATTTTTATAGAATAAACTTTTAATATAATTGTAACATTCCATATAATTAATATCAATAATTAGAATAACAATTAAACTAACAATTAGAGGTAATTTAATTTTATCAAATAATGATTTTCTTTTATCTTTATTATTAAATCTAATATCATCATTATTTTGTAAATACATTATTAATAAAAAAACACAAAGAAAAACTAAAATTTTTTTAATATTCATTAAAAAGAATAAGAAATTATTTTCTATTTAATAAATATATAATGCAAAAAAGTTTAAAATTAAAAAATGATAATAAATCTAAAAAAGTTATTAAATATATTTTATTTGGATTAATCATGGGTATGACTGCAAGATATATTCCAAGATGTACATTGAATAATAATGAATTATTACTTATTGCAATGATAGCATCAATATCATTTGCTATAATTGATATGGCATCACCATCAATTATTGTTTCAAGTAATTAAAATTAATTAAGATATTTATTAAAAAATTTATCTTTATTTTCAATAGGTTTAATAGAATTTATATTATTATTAATTGAACCATTAGAAAATATTTCTTGATAATTATTTTTATTAGCAGTTAAATTTGCATCTGATAAATTATCAGTTAAATTAATCTTATTAATAATACCTAATATTTTAGAACCTACTGTTTCATTACTTTTAGTTAAAACATTAGATTCTTTATTAATAGTATTATTAGGATTAATAGTATTACTAAAATTAGGAGGATTAATAGAATTAGTATATTTATTAGGAGATTTATAGTCTAATGTTAATACTTCATTATTATATTGTTTATAATCATTATTAATTAATTTATCTTTATTAATTAATTTTGATAAATTTTGTTGTTCAACTTCAGATATACTTTTATCAATATCAATAGTACCATAACTAACATCTTCACCTAAATAAATATTTAAAATATGTTTTAATGGCAAACATTTACGAATTGCTTCTTTAATACAATCTTTAATTAATATCATTGTATCACGTTGATTTCTTTTTAATTCAATTGGTGGATATTTATGATATAATAAATATGGATTATTCCATATTTCTCGAGCACATTCAATATAAATTTTATGAATAAAATCATTAATTTTAATATTTTGATAATGATTAGGATCTAATTTAACTTGTTCTTGACAAGGATTATAAGTTAAAACAATAATATTTGATTTTATTGTAGCTTTAATAAGATCTTCTAACCAACTAAAACTCTTAGAATTATTCATAATACGATTAGTTTCATTATTAATAGTATCATTATTCCAAGTTGGAATTTTTTTTAATGCTGATTGTAAGTTTTTAAGAATGTTATCCGGAATAGATATTTCTAATACTTCAATATATATAGATTGAATACCTTCATATATTAAAGGAGTTAATACATTAATTAGTTGGGTAGTATATTCTTGTTTTGTTTCAACTAATAAATTGATCATTATTAATATATTATATATTTTATTTTATAAATATAAATTAAAACGAAATAATTATGGACTAATATTTTGTCCATGATTGGCTAAATAATCAGTATCTGATTTTTTAATACATACACAACCCCCACCAGTATTACCTAAATTACATGAAAAATTTGAACCAATATAATCTTTTAAATCAGCATTACTAGAATTAGGATCAACAGTATTAAAAGGAACTGGCCATTGAACAAATTTACAACATTGTTTAGAACAAACTTTAGTATCTAATTTAACTAAAGATTCATCACCTAAATTATTAAATTGTTCTTTTAAATTTCTTGAATCACTATTATTAAAATTATCAACCATAGGAACTACAAAAATAAAAAAAACCATACCTACAATAACAGCGATTAATAATATTTGAGTATCTGTAAATTTTAAATTACCAATATTCATTATATATTAAATAATTAGATTATTTTTTT